GTCAAACGCTTCGATGAGTTCGACGATGCGCTTCTCGGTGCCATCGTGCTCCCGGACTCGGACGTCGTCATTTCGCACGCCGCCGCCTACAAGCGGAAGTGTGACGAGCTGATCGCGGCCGCCGCGGTCGGAACCGCCTACACGGGCGAAGACGGTGTGACCTCGGTCACCCCGACCCAAACCGTCGCGGTGAACTACGTCGAAACCGGATCCGCTGCCAACAGCGGTTTGACCGTCGCCAAGCTTCGCGCCGCGATGTTCAAGCTCGATGACGCCGAGGTCGACGAGGACGAGGAGCGGTTCTTCGTTGCCGGACCGAAACAGAAGGAGGAACTCCTTCGCACGACCGAATTGACGAGCAAGGATTACAACGTAGTCCAGGCGCTCGTCGAAGGCCGCATCGATCGGTTCATGGGCTTCAAGTTCCGATGGACCAAACGCACCGTGGTCAACACGTCGACCGATATCCGGTCCTGCTTCGCTTACGTGAAGTCGGGAATCGTGCTCTCGGACGATGGCCTGAAGACTCACATGGACATCCTGCCGACGCAGAACCACGCCCTCCAAATCCGTTCGGTCGCCCGCCTGGGCTCCGCGCGTGTGGAAGAGGAAAAGGTCGTCGTCGTGTACTGCGATCAATCCCCGTAGTCGAAACCTCAACTTCACTGAAAGGAAACTAACATCATGGCTACACTCTACACTGACATCGCGGCGGCCCAGCAGGACTACCGCGGTCTGTCGAAACGTCCGGACGGCTCAAAGGTCACCGGCAAATACGGGGTTCTGGAAGCGGTTTATACCACGACCGGAGCCGAGGCGGCTGCTGACATCATCGACATCGGGGACATCCCCGTTGGTGCTGTCGTCATCCCGGAGGAATCCCGCATCGCGAGCGAAGCTTGCGGAGGAACGGGGTTCACGGCTGCAACGATTGGCGATTCCGCCGCATCGGCCCGCTATTCCGCAACGGCCGTCTCGCTTGTCACGGCGGCAAGTGCCGCGCTGACACCGGCACTTGCAACGGGGGTTACACTCCGCACGCCTGTGACGGAAAGCACCAAGACGATCAAAGCGACACTGGCGCTTTCGTCCGGCTCGGTGACCGCAGCGAAAAAGGTCGTCTTCACGATCGTGTTCCGGCACCCGTAAGCGGGAAGGAAATCAAACCCCGTCGCGCCCTGCGGGTAATCAGGGCGCACCCCTTTTTTTATGGATGAAGTGACGATCTGCAATCTTGCCCTTGCTCGCCTGGGAGATTCCCGGATCGCCGCTCTTTCGGATTCCAAGCCGGAAGCCGAATATTGCACGCTGTTCTATGAGGCGACCCGGGACGAGGTCCTGCGCGGGCACCCTTGGAACTTTGCCACAACGCGCGCCGCGCTCTCGCTGGCATGGGTGGCGCTCTCTGGCGTGGCCTTGGCCAATAACGGCGCCGGCCTTGTGCGCGTCACCCATACGGCGCACGGGTTGGCAACCGGCGACCGGATCCACGTCAAGGACGTGGTCGGCGTCGAAGCAAACGGGACCTGGAACATTACCCGGATCGGGGCGGACACCTACGATCTGATCGGATCCACCTTTGCCGGGACTCACACATCGGGGACCGGATCATTTTTGAAAGCCCCGCTCTTCGGCTGGGATTACCTGTACGCGCTGCCATCGGACTTCCTGCGGCTCGTCCAGCTCAACGCCTACGAGGCCGAGGAACCGACGACCCGATGGGAAGTCGAGGGCGGAAAGCTGCTCACCAACGAGGAGGAGGGCAATATCAAGTACGTATACAAGGTCACGGATGAAAACCTCTTCGATCCGCTCTTTGTCGATGCGATCTCGCTCAAGCTGGCCGCCAAGCTCGCCAAGCCGCTGACGGGATCATCCCAGCTTGCCGAGGGGTTCTTGACGGAATACGCGCGCATCACGGCCCCGCTGGCGCGCCGCATCGATGCCTCTGAATCTCACCCCAACGTGAAGCCGGCTTGGGTGGACAGCTCGCTTGTGCACGCCCGGTTTGGATCGGACATCGGATAAACACCATGCCAATGCACGATCTCATTCCTTCGTTCAATGCCGGGGAGGTTTCCCCGCTGATCGATGCGCGCACGTCGCTTGAAAAATACAAGTCGGCATGCCGGACGCTGGAAAACTTCATCATCATGCCATATGGCGGGGTAAACCGCCGCCCCGGGACTGAATTTGTTGCGGAGGTTTTTGGAGAGCCGATTGATTGCAAGGTTGTTGCAAAGCAGGTGATGAGCATGACATTATCTCATGCAACAATGACGCCCGGAGAAACCGTTCTTGCGATCCGCATCGATGGCCGTCTTTCCGTCGGCGACACAATCACTTGGCAAAATACAACCGGCGTCTGGCTCACCTGCAAAATCCATGAGCTTTCGCGAGGGCCTTGGTATGTTTTGGCGGATACGGATGGGAAGCTAATCGATGCGGCAACGACGCTGAGAACGGTTCCCTTTAATGCCACGGTTATCAATGGGTCAAAGGCCAGGCTTTTCCCGTTCAATTACTCGGTGACGACTCGCTTTGTGTTGGAATTCTCGCACCACTACATTCGGATCTTCACTGGCGGGGCATCGCCTCGGCTCGTTTGGAGTTTTGCGCGGATCGTGACTGGCGTCACCGGGGCATATCAGGGGCTTTCCCCATATTCTGAGTCGGATTTGCCGGACATTCGCATCGTCCAAATCAACGACGTTGTTTATATCGCGCATCCAAAGCATCCGCTTTTCAAACTGTCGCGGACATCGGAAGAATCTTGGACGTTCGATTTCGTGAACTATTCGTTCCCTCCAACGATGGATGAGAACACGGAAAGCACGGCGACAATCACGCCATCGGCAACCACCGGCACGATCACCTTGACTTCTTCGGCTGGATGTTGGGACCAGCGGTCGGGAGATTGGTTCTTTGATCAGCGGGATGTTGGGTCCTTTTGGACGATCTCCCATCGCAGGGAATCGGCCAAGATTTCGCGAGCGCACGCCGCGTCCGGGACGAGCGGGTCACTTCAAGTTGTCGGAGATTGGGAGATGTCGACAACTGGCACTTGGGCGGGCGATATTTATTTGGAGAGGAGCGAGGACAATGGAACATCATGGGATGTGATTCGTTCCTGGAACAGTTCGAGTGACCGGAATTATTCCACGGTTGGCAATCAACCATTCCCTGCTCTCCTACGTCTCCGGTATGCAGGATCCGGGACGGGCCGCGCGCTGTTGCAGGTGACTGAGTCAATGCACGTCGGGGTTGTCCAGATTACGGCGGTTGACACGTCGGCGGGAGTCATCTGCAACACGGCAACGGCAACTGTGATTGTTCCCCTCTATGCCGCGACGGCAACGTCCAAATGGGCGGAATCGGCTTTTTCAGATTTACGCGGGCATGCGGGAGTTCTCACACTGCATGAGCAACGGCTTTACCTTTCAGGAAATAATGACCGGGCGATGACGGTCTGGGGGAGCCAAATTGACGACTTTGAAAACTTTCGCATCGGCACGGTGGATTCTGACGGGATCTCGCTCACTCTCGCGAGCGGGCAGCAAAACGCGATTGAATGGATGCTCTCGCAAAGCTCGCTCATCACCGGAACAAATGGCGACGAATGGACGCTTGGGGCAAGCGATTCATCGAAGACGATCACGGCGACAAATATCAAGGCCCAGAACCAGAGCCGCTACGGGAGCGCAAAGGTGCAGGCAATCTTGCTGGCCGAGGTCGTTTTGTTCATTCAGCGAAACGCGCGAAAGGTGCGCGAGCTGACATATTCTTTCGAGCGTGATGGCTGGGTCGCAGTCGATTTGACCTTGCTCGCCGAGCACATTACGACATCCGGGATTTCTGAGGTTGCCTATCAACAACAGCCCGACTCGATCCTTTGGGCAATCCGGGGTGACGGAACATTGATCGGGATGACGTACGAGCGCGACCAAAGCGTCGTTGGCTGGCACCGGCATACAACGGACGGGCTTTTTGAATCTGTTGCCGTGATCCATGGCAACGGGACAGAGGATGAAGTCTGGCTTGTTGTGAAGCGGACAATCGGCGGCGTGGATTCACGGTATGTCGAACGCTTTTCTTTGAACTGGCGCGACGCTCTCGATGCGGGATCGTCGGAGGAGTGGAAATATCTCGATTCACACAAAGCGATTGCTGTCGGGTATTCCGAACCCATCACAAGCGCATACTCTTCGCCCTTGAAAGTGGTCGTAAATTATCCCGGAAAAGGAGATTTCTCAGTCGGGGAAATTGTGAAAATTGAGGACATGGCGGGGATTTTCACGGGAGGAACAAATCCAAACGATCAAGAATACCAGGTGATCTTGATTACAAAGACCACGCTTGCCAGCACCCTGCCGATTGAAAAGCGGTACGAATACAGCATCAGCCTTGGAAACAAGGTCACCGGCGCTGCCGTGGATTGCGGATCATGGTCAAGCGGAACGGCTAGCGGGGGAACCATAACCAGGACGAGCACAAGCGCGAAGATCCGAAATGTCGACCACTTGGAAAGCGAGACGGTCACCGCGCTAAACAATGGCAGCGTGGTGACATCCGGCGCGGTTGCATCTGGCGAGTTCACGTTTTCTGTTCCAGCTTCCAAAGCTGTTGTTGGACTTCCCTACACGTCGACCCTGCAACCGATGCGGCTGAATATGGATTTGCAGGATGGGACCAGCCAAGGCCGGAAGGCGCGCGTCCATGGTTTGACTGCCCGCCTCTACAAGTCGCGCGGCGGCGAGGCCATGACGAATGCGGGGACATGGTACGCGCTGGGGCCTGAGACGGGCGTTTTCACAGGTGATCGGAAAATCACCTTGGCCGGAAACTTTGCCGACACGGCCGACGTCACGCTTCGCCAAACCAAGCCGTTTCCGCTCACGGTCATTGCCATCATTCCCAAGTGGGATTCTTTCGGGTCTGAATAATGGAAAAACCGATCTACCAGCTTCAGCACTACGCGCCCGCCGATTATTCGACGCTTGAAGCGTGGTGGCATGAGCACGGGGCGACCCCGCCCCCGGAAGTGATTCTTCCAAAGCTTGGCGTCATCGTGCAGGAGTTTGGCGAGGCGGACCCCTTGCCGGTCGCCGCTCTCTTCCTCTATCTCGACAACTCAACCGGGGTTTGCTTCTTGGAACACATCGTCACCCGGCCGGGCCTCAGCGTGAAACGTGCGCGCGCCTCGCTTCTGTGGGGCATGCGCTGTTTGCGCATGCTGGCGGCTGACATGGATTACGGCGTCATGTTCTGCCACACGCTCCCGCCCATCGCCCGCACGCTCAAGCGCGAGGGATGGCAGACCATGGCAAAGGATAAAGTCTCGATGGTTATTTTGACAAAGGAGGAAAAAAATGGGAACTGAAGCTGTATGGATTCCTGCGGTGATTTCCATTGCTATGGCTGCGGCCGGCACGGGGATGCAAATGTATTCCGCAAACGAAGCCGCGAAAAACGAGCGATCGATTGCCGCCTACAATGCGCAGATTGCACAACAACAGGCTGACATGCAGGGGGCGGTTGCCCGCCGCCAAGGTGAGATCGCGCAGTATAACGCCACACTCCAGATGCGGCAGGCCGAGGCGCAAAAGCAGACTTCCGACGTTCAAGCCAGGATCCAGGAATATAACGCTGAGATGCAGTCGCGGAATGCCACGACGATGCGGGCCTATGCCGATAATGCCGAGGAACAGGGACGCGAACAGGCGCGCCGGATGCGTGACGAGAAAGCGCGCATCCTCGGGCTCCAGCGATCGCAATTTGCCAAGGGCGGGGTGACGACGGAAGGCTCACCGCTGGCAGTGCTCGCTGAGACTGACGGGATGTTGGAGCTCAACATTCAAGATTCGTGGTATCAAACCATGCAGGAAAGCAAGAAGCTGCGCGGTGAGGCTGATAATCTCGATGCCGATGCAGGAATGACGCGGTGGAGTGCGGAAGTCGGGCGGCGTTCCGGCGACTTCTCAAGCCTCCTGAGCATGGGCAGCGCACAGGCGAGCTACAACAACGCGCTTTTTGAAACTGAAACCGCATCAGCTGGGGTGAGGATCGCCAATCGGCAGGCAGAGATTGACCGGCTCGCTGGGAATAACCGGGCAAACGCCTACGAGCTGCAGGGGCTCGCCTCCGGGATCTATGGGGCTGCTGACATGTCGTCAACTTTGCTGAACTACAATTACAACGCGAAACCCTCCGCGAAACGCTAACCCATGCCATCTATTCGCCTCATCGACATTCCGAATGCTCCCGGTGCCGGATCCCCAAACCTCCAGCGTGGAGTCGCGAGTATGCCAGACATGCCTTCCGTGCCACGCGATGCGGCTATGGACGCCTCTAGCCTCGCGCGCGGGGCTGCGAGCTTACGCGAGCGTCCAGTTGACTCGGGGGCCATCAATGCGGGCATCCTTGCCTTGCAGGGGCTCGGGCAGGCGGTCAAGGAAGCCGCGGGCGTGCCTGCTGATTTCTCGCTTCGCCTCCAAAAAGCACAGAACACCGCCGACATCGCCCGCGCTGATGTCATCATGCGAGATGCCTTTGCCTCGCAACAGGAAAGAATGCAGGGGATGCCGGAAGACAAATGGGAAGAGACATGGAAGACTGAGGGGCTGAAATCGGTGCGCGAGCAAATTGACAAGCTCGGGCTCTCGCAGGCCGTGCGCGATCAAATCACGCCGGATCTGATCCAGTGGGAGGGCGCGACCTCCATCCAGATTCGCACGCAGTCGACAAAGCAGAAGATCAACGAAGGGAAAACCGCTGTCTTGAATGCAGCCAACCGCGCCAAGATGGACGGGCATTTTGAGTCTTCGATTGCGCTTCTGCGTGATGGCGAAGAGGCCGGGCTTTTCACTCCGCAAGAAACGGAAAGCATCGTTCAAGGATTCGAGTTGGAACTCCGCGAAGAGGCCGATATGGGAATCTTGAACTCTTCGCCCCGCCAAGCAAAAGCCGATCTCGACGAAGCCATGAAAACGGGCGAGTCGAAGCTGTTCCCGCACGCAACGCCGGATAAGATTCGGAGGTATCGGGCTATTGCGGAAAATAACGATTTGCAGATGACGCAAGACAAGTCGAATGCGTTGGATGAAATGGTTTTTTCTGGCAGCATTAAAAGCGAAGAGGAGATTTACGCTTATGGGGAACAAAACGGGTTTTCTCAAAAACTCACGGCTTCACACGTCGCCGCCTTCAACAAAATCCAAGACCATTCTCCCGAAGGAATTGCGAAGACTCTCGAATCTCACTCTCGTCTGATGACAGATATTGAGGCTTACGACCCATCGAAAGACCCTCAAGCAAAGGGCTACATCTCATTGCAAATGGCAATCCGCCATCAAATGCCGGAAGGATCGCGTGAGACGCTTTTAATGGAACTTCGGGAGCGGAAGAAAGAGGGCGTCATCAAGCCGGATGCAACGACGCGGGCAAACGTATTTTCTCAAATTGACAAACAGGCATCGCTTGGCGTGTTTGGGCCGCTACGGAAAAGAAAAAACGACAAAAAAGACGATCCAATACTGCAATCTGCCGTGTTTCAGCGCGCGCTCGATCTCAAGGAACAATTCCGCGATTGGTATTCGGAAAATCCGAAAGCGACATCGAACGAAATTGGTCAGTGGTTCAAAGACCAGACAGCAAAGGACATCATCAAATCTGGCGTGAAACTTTCTGGAGAAGATGCTTTCAACTACTGGAATTTGATTCCTGCTGTGGGAGCTTACAATCTTGCTTCTGGCGCGGTGAAACAATTATCGGGACAAAAAACGAAAGAAGAACTCATTCGCGAGGTTGAAGACGCCCTTGTGATGCCAACAATCGACGACGACCCGAATGACATTATTCCATGATTGACGACCTCGAAGTGCAAACGATTTTGCGGGACTTGCCAACCGCGCCGCCGGACGAGCAAACCGCCATGCGTGATAAGCTCAACACCTGGCGCAATGCCCTCCGCGACGAGGAGGAAAGCAAACTGGAATCTGTATTCCTCGAACCCGACCGATGGAATGGGCAATGGACAGACCAGCATCAACAACTTGCCGACGAATCCAGCGACCCGCAAAGCATCAAAAACGGCATTGCGAATCTCAAATACATCGCCGCGCGGGAGGGCAAATCCCCGGATGACATCGGCGACTTCATGCCAGCGTATCGCAAAGCCTACGCGCAAAAGCTCTTTGGGAAAGAGGACATGGACGATGCCGCGTTTTATTCCGCCGTGCAGACACGCTTCCAAGGTCGCAAGGCGCGGAACGACGGTTTTCAACAACTGCTCGGTGACGTGGCACTCTCATCCTTCGAGGACATGGCCACGGGGCAACAGCGACCAACGGCGGCATTTGTGGAGAACTACCGAAAGGAGAATCCTGAGTTCTTCAAAGGACTCAAGCCGGATGAAGAGGCGGCGATTGTCGAGAGGTTGTCTGATGCCTCCGCCGATCTCCGCGCGAGATTCGAGCCATACGCGCCGATTGCCAAGCAACTCTTCGAGAACGTGACGAATCAGACTGGGCAAGCAAGAAGCGAGAACGCACCGGATTTATCCACTGTGACGTCGTATCTGATGGGGCTTTCGCGGGATGATCGCCAAGCAGTTTACGGCGCGGTTTTGCTTGCGGCTCAACGGTCGGGATTCGAGGCCAAGGGATTTCTCGAACAACTTGGCGAGGCTATCGGGCGCGGAACTGGCGGGATGGTCGCGCAAACCGTTCGCGTCGGATATGAAGAGCAACTCCGCGCCGAAATCAAGGCCATCGAAGGCGGCGCACGGATGGGCACGGATGACGACAACGCCCGCGCTCAACGTCTCGCAGGAGCGAAGCAACTCGTCCAGGCTCTCGGTGTGATGCGGGAAATCTCATCCTTGGCCGAAAGTGCAGACCCGTTGAAAGAAGTCTCAAAGTCATGGCTTGGCAAAGTGGCTGAACGCGGCGCATACGGCGCGGCGGGATCGATTGGCTACATGGCAGCATCGGCCATCCCCGTTGTCGGGCCTGCCTTGACGTTCTCAGCGGTTCGCGCCGGGGAGATTGATCGCATGTTGAACGAATCGCCAGAGTTGTCATTCGACGAGGCGAGCGCGTTCGCATCGGCCATCGCGTTGCCGTCTGCATTGCTTGACCGGTTGCAGTTTAAGATTCTCGCCGGGAAAGCCCCTCGTTTTTCACAAGCGTTGCAGAAAATGGCAATGGTCGGAAAAGGGACTTCCGGGTCAATGAAGCGGTTCGCCACATATGCGGCAGGTATGACGGGCGCGGAGACGGCCATTGAGATGACGCAAAACTTCATCCCGATTGTCGTCGATCAACTTGCGGCGGCACTCGACGAGGATTTCAAAAAGCACGATTTTGGCGAGGAGGTCAAAGCCTGGGCAGAAGCCGCGCCAGAGACATTGGCCTCGATGCTCATCATGTCGCTCATTGGCGCGGGCGTTGCCACGGCAAACGACGTGAAGGGAGGAAAATGGCTGCTCAAAGAAACGCTTCCCCTCCGCATGGCCGGGCTGTCAGAGGAACAGGCGGCAAAGGTGGTCTCTGCCGAGAACACGACGTCGGCGGAAAAGGTCTTCCAAGAAGAATACGCGAAGCGCACTCCCGAAAACATCAAGGCGGGCGTCGATCTTGCCAAACGCGAGGCCGAACGCATTCGCGCTGAACAAGGCGCGGCTACGCGGGCGCGGTTGCGCTCTGTCCTGCAACCGGACGGCACGCGTAAATGGATAGCGGAAGACGCGACAGGAAAAAAAATTCTGGAGTCGCAAAGTTCCGAAGCAGCCATGAAAGCGGTCGAAGAGTCCAACGTCTCCGCTTTAGTCCGACAGACATCGGGCGTCGGCGAGGCGATGGAGTTTATCAATTCCGTAAATGCGGCCATTGGTCGCGGCGAGGACGTGCAAAAGCTCGTCACCGAACAAGCTCCTCGCTCGCTCAAAGATGAGTATGAGGCAAACCCGACGCCGGAAAATCTGGATCGCTTGTTTGATACGGTGCGCTATTTCGGGGGAGACCCGAAGACGCCGAACGACTTGGCCGAGTATTTCGTCAAGGCCAGCAACCGGGGTGCCATTAAAGGTGACATCTATCGCTCGGTCATCCGCATTCACGAAGGTGCGGACGGTGTTGACGTGATGCGCGATTTTTCACAGGACAATTTGAAACGGGCCATCGCCGAGGGCGATGTGTCGTTGCAGTGGGTTCGCGAGCAACTCGGGCAACTAGCCGGGACTCCCGGCTTCGAGAGCGTCCGCACAGAATCAGACGCAGAGGTCATCGAATCATTCTCCGACGTGGCGGTCGCCTACCTCACTGGGCGGTCGAAAGAATCGCAAATCCCCGAAGGGTTGAGAGGATTCTTGCGGCAAATCGCGGCTTTCATCAAAGACATCGCGATGCGGGCCTATCGACTCAAGCGAGCCATCGCAGAGGGCAAAGTGAGCACGAATTTAGAGCAACTGCTCGCAATGTCGGTCGGTCTCGACGTGGATCAAATCATTGAATTTGAGGGGCAAAAAGCGCAACGCCGGATGGAACGCGAGGCATTAGCCGATCTTGAAAAAGGTGATGGGGCACAAGGCAAAGAGTTGCTCGAAGTTTTCGGAGGCGATGCCATGTTGCCGGGCGAGGGATCACCGTTTTTCAACGCTGACATCAAGCGCGTGCTTGTCGCCGTGCGCGAGTTCAACAAAGGCAAAAAGGCATCTGAGAAAATCCCGCTCAACCGAATATTCTCCGATCAAGCGCAAGACCCGGATGTCTCTCTCACGAACTTTGCAGAACAGGGATTCGATTTTTTCACCGTGGACGATTTGCTGCAAGCCGTCGAAAAACGCCTTTTCGATGGGCGTCCGCAATTTGGTTACTCCTCGAACGACGCCTTGCAGGGGGGGAATTATTCG